TGGCTTGCTGTGAGGACTTTCTGATGGACGACTGGCAACAGCAACGCGAGTGTGAGGAACGCCGGTACTACACCGAGCCGGTCATCCTTACTTGGACGCAGGCAGACATCGACCGCCACAACGAACTGCGGCGCGAACTTAAACAAATGATTGAGGAGAGCAAGAAATGTCGGAACTTCTGAAAATCAATGTCAACGACCATGTTGAAAAGAAAGGCAACCTGTCTTACCTGTCATGGGCGTGGGCGTGGGCTGAAGTGCTGAAGGTTGACCCCGGCGCACAATGGACGGCGCATGAGTGGGACAACAGCCCCGTGATGTACCTGCGAAACGGCACAGCAATGGTTAAGGTCAGCGTCGAAATCAAGGGCGACATCAAGACCTGCATTCTTCCTGTCATGGATAACAGGAACAAAGCCATCGTTGACCCTGATGCGTTTGCCGTGAATAGCGCCATCATGCGTTGTCTTACAAAGGCCATCGCAATGCACGGCCTCGGCCTTTACATTTACGCAGGCGAGGATTTGCCAGAGTCGGAGAAGGTCGAGCCTAACCCCGAAGTGCTGGCGCAGATTGCGTCTGTGACTGACGCGGCTGCGCTTGTTACCTTGTTCAAATCACTTGACCCCGCCATCCGCGCAGCGCACATGGATGCGTTCAGCGCACGCAAGAAGGAACTAGCCTAATGGAACAGCGTACAGACGACTGGTTTGCGGCACGGCTTGGCAAAGTCACGGCCTCCCGCGTTGCGGATGTCATTGCCAAGACCAAGACCGGCTATGGCGCAGGCCGCGCTAACTATATGGCTGACCTTGTGGTCGAGCGGCTGACAGGCCAGAAGGCATCCTCGTTCACTAACGCCGCGATGGAGTGGGGGACGGAGCAGGAGCCGAACGCCAAAGCCGCCTACGCCGCCAAGACCGGGATACTGGTCGAGGATGTCGGCTTTATAGACCATCCGACTGTTGCAATGTCTGGTGCCAGCCCTGACGGGTTGGCCGAGGATGGGCTGGTGGAAATCAAATGCCCGAACACCGCTACTCATCTCGAATACATCTTCGACGGCAAACCGCCGCAGAAGTATGTGACGCAGATGCAATGGCAAATGGCGTGTGCCGGTAAGCCGTGGTGCGATTTCGTGTCCTACGACCCGCGCCTGCCCGAGCGGCTGCAACTGTTAGTGATTCGTGTCCCGCGTGACGATGATTACATCGCCATGCTGGAAACTGAAGTAAAGAAGTTCCTCGCAGAACTTGATGACAATTTAAACAAACTAGAAAAGGTGACCCTGTGAATAAGGAATACGACAACAATATGCGCGGCGTGCTCTTCAAGAACGAAAAGCGCGGCAACGAGAAGGCTCCCGACTACCGTGGCTCTGCCGTCATCGACAACATCGACCTCAACATCAGCGCGTGGATTAAGCGCAGCAGTAAGACCGGCGATGCCTTCATGTCCCTCAAGTTCGAGCCGAAGCAGGCTGCGCGTCCCAAGACGATGGCAGAGAAAAACCCGGAGAAGTTTGCCGACGATGAGGATTTGCCGTTTTGAAAATTTTCATCGGATACGATAGCCGCGAGGACATCGCCTACGAGGTGGCCCGTGCGTCCATTCTGGAACATATGGAGGCAGAGGTTGTCGCGCTTCGACTGGATGACCTGCGGGAAATGGGGATGTACTGGCGCGAACCAGACCCGTTCTCATCCACGGAGTTTAGTTTTAGCCGGTTCCTTGTGCCTGCGCTCTGCAATTTCAGAGGCAATGCCTTGTTCATGGACTGTGACTTTCTGGTACGGCACAGTCTAAAGCCGTTGCTCGACTTCAACAATCCTGATGTTGCCGTGTGGTGCGTGCAGCACGACTACAAGCCTACATCTCTGACAAAGATGGACGGGCAGGTACAGCGCCAATACCCGCGCAAAAACTGGTCGTCGTTTATGTGGTTCAATTGCAGCCATCCGTCAATGGGTGGGCTAACACCCGAAATCGTGAACAGCGAAACCGGGATGTATCTGCACAGATTTATGTGGGTAAACGACCGGCACATTGGTGCGTTGCCGCCGACCTTCAATTACTTGGAGGGCTGGCACACACGGGCGCAGGTTCCTGACCCGACTTGCGTGCATTTCACCGAGGGTGGCCCGTGGTTCGATGAATACCAGAATGTCGAATATGCCCACGAATGGAAGCAATGGGCTGGACGGGTGAGGGCATCCGAACGATGAAACGCTTTCTTTCTCTTGGCGCTGGCGTTCAGAGCAGCACACTTGCGTTGATGATTGCCCACGGCGAATTGGAGCCGGTAGATTCCGCGATTTTTGCCGACACCGGTTGGGAACCGCGCAAAGTTTACGAGTGGCTCAACTGGCTTGACGCAGAAATTCAACGCTGCCCGTATCCGTTTCCGGTTTACCGAGTAATGCAGGGCAGTATTCGAAATGACATTATGTCTGGCGTAAATTCAACAGGGCAAACTTTCCGCTCTGTTCCGTGGCATTTGCTTAAGCCAAACGGCGAAACCGCCATGAACAAACGGCAATGTACTAGCGAATATAAAATTAAACCGGTGCATAAAAAACTACGCGAATTGCTTGGGTACAAATCTCGGCAACGAATACCAAAAGATGCTTGCCAATTGTATATGGGCATATCGATGGACGAGATTTTTAGAATGAAACCTTCATGGCAATCATGGTTAGTTCATGTGTGGCCGCTGATTGATAAAGGCATGGCGCGGCACGATTGTTTGTCATGGATGGAGCGAAAAGGCTATCCATTGCCGCCAAAATCGTCTTGCATTGGTTGCCCATTCCACAATAACGATGAGTGGCGGTCTATCAAATCCGACCCAGAAGCGTGGGCAGATGCTGTAATGATTGACAAATTAATTCGTGAGCCTAGCGGAAACTTTCAATCAAAACAATTTATGCACCGTGACCGCGTTCCGCTCGACCAAGTAGATTTATCTACTGCTGCCGACCACGGGCAGACTGATTTTTTTAACAACGAATGTGAGGGGATGTGCGGGATATGAAACGCATCTTCCCGCGAGGCACTAGACCGGACGCTATGGCATCTGTCGTAACGCGGATGGTGTCTAACCTTGACCCGCTCAAAACATGGGCGGTCGAGGTTACGGAGTGGAAGAAGCCGCGCACGAACCAACAGAACAAGTTCCTGTGGGGCGTGGTGTACCCGTCCATCCTTGAGGGCGGCGGCGAGGCGTTGCGCGGATGGCAGCGTGATGACCTGCACGATTACTTTCTAGGTGAGTGTTTTGGATGGGAGACGCTGGAGGGGTTTGGGCGCAAGCGTATGCGACCGCTCAAGCGTTCCTCTGCGCTCGACAAACAAGAGTTCAGCGACTACTTGCTGTTTCTCGAAACAAAGTGCCTTGATATGGGCATCGTGATACCGGAGCCGTCGTATGAACCTGCGTAAAGAAGCCCGAGGGCGAGGCTGCATGGTGCGTATCCCCGAGGTCTGCAACCACAACAGCGAGACAACCGTGCTGGCGCACTACCGACTTGCCGGGGTATCTGGGATTGGCATGAAGTCGCCCGACTTGCTTGGAGCATGGGCCTGTAGCGCGTGCCACGATGCTATCGACCGTCGAGCGCATACCGACCTCGACCGGGACTATGTGCGCCTGTTGCACCTCGAAGGCATCGCGCGAACCCTCGCACAACTCAACCGAGAGGGACTACTGTGACCTTTATGGTAGACACGCCGTACACCCCGGCTTACATCCGCAACGAATTTCTATATGACCACCAGACGGGCAGCGGGGAGTTTACCCCCTGCACCATCTTCGGGTTTCGCGCTGAACCTGCACGGGTACCCATGTTTAGCGTTATGGCGGCCTGTGGGGCGCAATGGGCGAGGGTGCCTATCCATGCCCTTGTCAGCAAGCCATGCCCCCCAATGGCTTTAGAACTCGCCTGCTGGTGGGACTCCTTCAGCCGCCACGCCGAGGTCAGGGAGATGGAGTTCTTGCGGGGTCACCGCGTCCGCGCCAGAGGCAGGGACGGAGTGTGGAGGCCGGGGGTCTACCTGTTCAGCATCTTCTGGCACAACGGGGGATGGTCGGAGGTCAGCGACCAGAGCAAAGACCACCACATCATCCGGCTGGAGTCGGGGCCGCTTATCGCCTACCCCAACAACAAACTGCATTGGGTTGACCCGAGCCACCTGTCGGGTGAGCCGCAGAAAGATTGGAAGTCACCGTCACAGTCCTACTCGGTGGAGGCACTATGGTCAGATGGGTCATCGACTGGTTCCGCAACCTGAAGGCACGCAGGCACTACGAATGGAGCCGCGTGCCGCCACCTAACTGGGCGTGCAGCCGAGGTTGGCGCGATACTTGGTGAACGACTGGCGAGTCGTCTAACGGTCGGACAACGGACTTTGACTCCGTGAATGAAGGTTCGATTCCTTCCTCGCCATCACACCCTGCGCTCGAAGTGCGGCACATCCTTAAATGACTTCCAGAACCCGCCCCATTGATTCTTGGGGTTAAGGCTCTGCCAATACTCACCGACCGGCGTAAGAGCCGGGATGTCGTAGCAGAGTTTGCCGTCCTTGAAGAAGTTAAGGTCAATGGCGCACCGCTTGAGGTGGATGCTGTTCATCGTTTTGCTGCGACCCGTCTTGACGTAGATGGCCTGCTGCTCGGGAGTGCGTGCAAGTTCACCGCCCGTCACCACAAAGCCCAACTCAGTCGCCTTGTTGATGAGTTTGGCAACGTCCAACAGGAACGCCGCTTGTTCTTTTACAAGGCTCATTTCATGGCCTCCTTCATGGCGTCGGTTTTGTCCTTGCTCGACTGGCTGCTGCCGAAGTAGTACGAGACGACCTGCGTGGCGACCGCAGACAGCACGCCCAAGATGTAGATGAGGATGTCCTTGCGGCTAGGGTCAATCGGGCTTGCTTGGAACAACACGATGCCGAAGAGCGTGAAGGTGATGCCAAGCAGCCCGAGCGCCAGAATCGGCGTGATGAGTTTGTTTAGCAGCGGTGCCTTGTCGGAGGTGGCAATCTGCACCTCCCGCACCCGCGCATCGTTGGTGTCCTTCAGGCGCATCTCAAGTTCAGCGAGGTCAAGTTTGTCCTCTTCCAAACGCAACTTGAGCAGTTCTTCCTCATGCTCCATCTGGGCAATCTGCACCTTCGCCAAGTCCTCGGGGGACATATCGGGCTTGAGTTCCACGCCCAACTTTTCCTCGACGACCTTCTTGCCCTTCGCCAACACAGCGTTGGCGACGAGGTTAAGCCCGTTGCCAAGCAACGGCGTTAGGATGGCTTGTAGCGCGGCAGGTATCATTTGGAAGCCCTCACAACATCTTCACCCTTGGTCACGGTCACATGGTCGCCCTCGACATCAACCCGCATGGGCTGTTCCTTACGGTCGAGTT